TCAGCAGGTCATCATCGATCCGTAGGAACCGATCGCGAACCCTGACGATCTCGTTATGCCTCCATAGCCCCAGTTCGTTGTGGTAGCCCTGCACGCGATAGCTGAGCCGCCGCGACTTGCCGGCCCGTGTGTTGCGCTCCCACTGCGCGCGACGATCCAGGTCGGCCGAATTACCCTGGTCTTCGGCGACGATGACCATCGGCCGGAACCTGTCGATCCCTTCATCGGTGATGTCGGCTTTGATCCCTGCAGCTTCGGCCCCGTGGAATTCGTCGGTGCCGACCAGCTGTGATTTGAACGTGTAGATCTGAAACCTGTCGCGCAGGCTGCCGCTTCGTGTGCCGCTCAGCACGTTCACGCCAAGCTCGATCGGTGTGGGTGACCGGGCCTGAGCCGCACGAGCGAAGCGAACCTGCGTGCCGTCATCGGTCAGCGCCAGCATTCCCCGCATCGTTGCGAGCCGGCTCAGCACTTCGAAGCAGGTCTCACCTTCCTGGATCGAGAACTTTGGGAACTTGACCGCGGCAGCTTCCGCAGACGTTTCATCGACGACCACTTCGATCCCGAACGGGTCGCAGAGATCTTCGGCGATGGTCTGCATCAGACTGTCTCGCCATTTGCCAGACTCGTGCGTCGCGCTGGAGTCGACCAGATCGCCGGTGTTGCCCCGGCCGCTGATCGCGATGTTGTGGCTGTTCGCATCGTATGTGATCTCCACGTCGTCGATGTGGCCGCTGATGACGTCGGTGCCATCGATCGAGATCGTACACGCGTCACCTTCGTCGAACTGCAGCGGCTGATCCAGTTCGCCACCGCGATCCACGTAGTCGAAGCGGAACTCACCGGCCAGCTGCTCGATGCCTTGCCGGACCACGACGGTCGACCAGTCTTCGCGCGCTCGACCTGCGACGCTGAGCCTGATTCGATTCTCAGGCATCGCTGGTCAGCACTTCCAGTTCGACGGCGCCGGGCAGGAACCCGGGGTTTTTCGAATTGTTCCGCGCCACGATGTCGAGATCCTGATTCGCGTCGGTGTAAAGGTTGTACGCCAGCACGAGCGCAGGCAGCGTCGCGGCCGGCGTGGTCTCGCTGACCACGGGCAACTCCTGCGCGACTTGCTGCAGGTGATTCACGATCTCGGTTCGCAGATCCTGCAGCGCTTCGAAGAGCGGGTCTTCGGTGACCGGGCTTTCGAGCAGATCTTCGAACGCGTCTGCCAGTTCGTCGCGGATCGCAGTGGCTTCATCTGCGCTGTCCAGCGCCAGGGTCGCCATGATGCGACTGGTCTCGGCGATGTTACTGGCCCGCACCATTTCTTCGGTGGCATCCTGGTTCGTGCCTTCGAGCCTGCGTTGCGCCGTTGCGTCGGGCGGCTCTTCCGCATCGACCGTGAAGCCGTTCAGTGATCGGAATGCTTCGCGCAGAATCTCTGGCCGATTGAAGTCGAGCGGGATCGTATTCTCCGGCACTGCGTCGCCGAGTCCTGCAGCGGTGTCGATCAGGCCGAGCACACTCGCGACCAGACCAGAGAATTGATTCACCAGCTGCTGCGGAGTATTGAGCAGCGAACTGATCTCGTCGTCGAAAGAGTTGATCGCTTGCGTCAGGTTCTCGATGGTATTCAGCTTGGCCGCGATCTTTCCACGCACGCGGCGCAGAGCGCTGTTCGCATTTTCGATGCCGTTGATCGCAGCTTGCACGACGTCTTCGATCGCATCGAGGATGCTCATTTTCGTGTTCGCTGCGAGCTCGGCATTCACACGATCGGCTGCATCTGCCACGCGCGATGTCGTGTCAGACAGCTGCAGGATCTCTTCGGTCGTGCCGGCTTCGACGAACGTGAAACGGAACGAAGCAGACCCGCCCTCGCTCACACGTTCCTGCATGTCGACGGGCCCATCGATCCGCACGAGCAGTTCGCCGCGCGTCGGATGGATCAACGTGTGCACACCGCCGCGCTCGATGACATCGATCAGTGCGTCGCGCTTCGCAAAATAATCAGGCTCCAGCACGATCGCGTCGAGATTGAACCGACGCGCGCGCCTGCCCAGATCTTCGACGAAGGGCTCGTCGCGGTCTGGGAACTCGTGCGTGACAGTGCGACGACCGAACGTGCCGCCGGTGTCTTTGTGCAGGAACGCCACGCCATCGATCGATGCGGGCTGAAGCTGGTCGAGAAAACTCACGCGCCGATCTCCCTGATGCCGCCGTCGACGCTCGTTTCGAGCCCTGTCGATTCAGCCACGCGGGTCGTCACGCGTTCGTCTGTGACCTTGATGTCGACACGTGCCCGGCCTGCAGCAGCGTCTGCGGCCCGCTCCTGCGCAGCGACTGCCGCCTGCTCTTCCCTGGTGACGCCCCGCTCACGTTCGACTTCGCCGATCTCGAATGCGGTCGCGCCGAACTTGGCCTGGCGACCGCGGCCGGCCGCGTTGATCTCATCGATCGTTTTCTTCGCCGCTTCGATCCGCTCGTCGGTGTCGCTGAAAAAGTTCAGCCCCTGCTCGCTGAGCACAATGCCTGCGGCGCCACCTTTCAACTCTTCCCGCTCCTGCTGCGCTGCTGATAGTTCCTGCTGCGCCTTGGTCAGCCGGCCGCGCTCTTCGGTGGTCAGCGTGCCGCGGAACGCAGGGGCGCCACCCTTGAACTGGTCGATCTCCTGATTTACACCGGCGAGCGCGTCGGACAATCCTAGCGCTTTGTCGAGCATCGTGCCGAGCGCAACACCGGCCGCACCGGCGAGCAGGATCAGGCCGGCCGCACCGGCGAGACCGCCAGCGGTCAGCTTGATGCCGCCACTCAGGGCCTTCATCGTGGTCGCACCTTTGCCTGCGCCTGTGGCAACGCGGGCGAGCGGGCCGACCATGCCGCCCAGACCTTTGACACTGCTGACCGTTGAGACCAGCAGCAGCGTCGTGCGCAGCACAGCACCGAATGCAACCAGCTTGATCAGTAGTGAGCCTACCTCGCGCACTGCGTCGGGATGTTCGTCGGCGAATTCTTTGATCACGGTCGCGAGCGCAGTGACGTCTTTCAGCGCGTCAGTGACAGCCGGCGAGAACCCTTCGCCCAGCGCGCGGATCGTTTTGTCTAGCTGGGCGCGGGTCTGATCGAACGCGAAGGCTTGCGTCTTCGACATCGTTTCGAATGCTTCGCCGGTGTTGCCTGCACGCTGCGCCTGCAGATCCATATTGTCGGCGAAGTTCTTACCTTCGGCAGATGTCAGGGCCAGCACACCGTTCAGTGCGCGCACGTTCGGGAAGAGCCGCGTGATATTGGTGATCGTCTGCGCCTTGATCAGATCTTCCATCGAGTCGCCGGTAGCTGCCGATCGCTTTTCCAGTTCGGCCATCTGCTTCGCGGTCGGTCCCGACTTTTTCTGAATGTCATCTAGGAATCCGGCGAACCCCTTCGTCTGCAGCGCGGCGGTGCTGAAGTCGACGCCCAGATCTTCCGCCGCTCTTCGCACGTCGCCAGTCGGCTTCAGAATGGCGGTGATGGTAGCGCGCAGTGCAGTCGCCGCTTCGTCTGTGCTCAGTCCGGTCTTCGTGATCGTCGCCAGGCCCGCGTTCATTTCTTCGAGCCGCACGCCAGCCTTCGCAGCGATGGGTGCGATCTTGCCGATGTTCGCGCTCAGCTGCGGGATCGTTGTGATGCCACCCTTGACCGCAGCGAAGAGCGAATCCGAAATGTCGGCGACTTCGCTTTCGGTCAGGCCGAACGCGTTCATCGTCTTTGACAGCGCTTCGGTCGCCTGGTCGATGTCAGCGACGCCGGCGATGGCGAGCCGGTTCGATTCGTTCAGGACCACTTGCGCCTTCGATGCAGTCGTGGCACCTGCGCTGATGGCTTGGTAAAGCGCGGTCGCCTGGTCGACGGCTTTGCCCCCGAACGTCTGCGCCGCGTCCTCTGCAAGCTTCGTGATCTGCGCCTGGCTGATGACCGATTCATCGATCAGCGTCGACACCTCTGCCACTTTCTTCTCGAAGTCGGCGAACTCCACGACGGGCTTCACCAGCAGCTGCTTCGCCTGGTCTGCGAGTTGCGCGACACCTTCGGATGCTTGTCGCAGGTTCGCCGCAAGCTGGAACGACTTCGTGGCGCGCTTGCCTTCCTTGGCAATGCCACCCAGACCTTCCTTCACTTTGCGCGCAGGGCCGCTGACCTTATCGATCAACTCCAGCAGGATCTTGACGTTGAGATCAGCCATCGGCTTCGACGATCATCCCGAGGCTTTTCGCCTGGCCCCACCAATACCAGAACCGCTCCGAAGTGAGCGACCAAAGCTCAGATTCGGAGAAATGAAACACGACGGCAAGCCTCCCTAAGCAGTCTCCCCAGTTTGACGGGAAGCCATAGCCTGCAGCATTGCCGCTAGCCCCGTTTCTTTTCCCGTTCGCTCTGCGATCACCCCCGCAATCGCAGAGTAGTCTGACTGGTGCAGCCGATCGATGTCTTCGGTGTCGAGACCGCTCAGGCGCGAGATCAGGATCGCAGTCGATTCGGTGACAGTCAGGTCACGATCGATGGCCCGCAGGTCGCCGACATAGATCGGACGCAAGCGCAGCTGCTTCGGATCCATTTCTGTGCTGCGCAGCATCTGATATTTCAGCGTGTATGTGATGGTCTCGTCGGGGTTTGGTAGAGCTCGCACTTGCTCTTCGACCGCCGCGATCGTTGCTGCATCATTCGTCGGCATAGTCGTCACCATCTCCCGTGGGCGTCTTGCTCGGCAGCAGTTGATCCACTTCCTTCGGAGTCAGCACGTGCTGCCTGGCTTCGCGCACGATGTCAGCTGCACCCTGCACGCCGGTCCAACCCAACGCGAGCACGAGCATCCGATCCAGGATGTCGAGCGGGAAGTCTGGCGAAACGAGCCCGATGATCACCATCGTGACCATCAGGCCGAGAGTCAGCAGCCACTTCCGCGACGGCATCACAGTTCCCTTGCGGGTTGGCCCGTAATCTCCAGCGTCAGGTCACCTTCGCCGCCGGTCAGTTCGGGCGGTGTCGAAACGAATGCGCCGTTCACCTGATAGGTCTTGCCCGTGTCGGTTTCGAACAGCACGACGGCATCGACCAGATCTTTCAGTTCCTCGATGTCGGTGTCTGACGCGTGCGCGATCGTGATGGTCACGACTGATTCGGCGACTTCCTCGCTGAAGCCGTACACGCTGTGACCTTTCTGCACGGTGCGTGTCTTGCCGCCGAAGTTCAGCACCGCACCCTGCTTCGTGCGGTGTAGCTTGCCGTTGATCTTTACTCTGACGATGCCGGTGACTTGGACCATGATTCACTCCCTAGAGCAGAAACTGGACGGATGATGCGTTGACTCGCAGCTGATTCATCAGGTCGGGCGCCAGTTGCGAGTCGAGCCGATTCGGGTCGCCCGCATTGCGTTCGACGATCAGGTCTGCCGCGAACTGCTCGCGACCTTCGACCAGTCCGCCAGGTTCCCAGACGGTGTCGAACAGGTCGAGCGCTTCGGCTCGCGCAACGCTTGGCGTTATGACGGGCTGACCCGGCGAGAAGAGCGTGCCGTCATCGGCCAGTTTGTGGCGCGGATACTTTGTGATCATGCGCGTGCGCCAATCGAACCGAAGCCGCGCCAGCGTGCGCGGTGTCGTGATGTCGAGAAACACCGTCGACGGATTGCCGAGCGTGTCGGTTTGGAACGTCGTGATCAGACGCTCGATCGAGACTGCGCCGGACTGGTCTGCGACCAGCGTGGCGATCCCGGTATTCAGCAGGGTTTCACGCTCTGCACGATCGAACTGATCTTCGCGCTTCGGTGCAAGCTGACCGATCAGGCGCAGCGTCTGCCGGGGTCGAGCCGGGTCTGGCTCCAACGCATCGACGGCGGCGGCCCGTGCCGCAGCTTCCCACGGTGTGCTGGGTGTGAGACCGCCCCCGACGATCGTGCTGAACGCAGAGTTACGCGCGCCGCCCAGCGCCGTGTGGGCGCTCAGGTTGCCCGTGATGCCATGGAAGGCATGGCCTTCGTTCTGAGCCATCGGACCCCACCGCGTCAGCAGTTCGTCTTCCAGGGTCGTCAGGTTCGTCGCGTCGGTGTAGGGGCTCGCGATCGTGTCATACTGCTCGTCGCCGATTGCCGCGATGGCTGTGGCGATGTCAGGGTTCGTCGCCCCGGTGACGCCATCGGTGACCACGACGGTCAGGCCAGGCACATCTTCCTCGCCATCGTTGAAGTTCGTGCGCACGTCCAGCTGCTCACCTGCTTCGCCGGCATTCCGAGCAGTCAGCGTCACGACACCGGCGACGGCGCCGCTCGTCATCTGCAGTTCCTGATCGGCCTGCGCTGCGACGATCGCTGCGTCGACCAGCGGGCCGGCCGCTGCGGCTGTGGTCGTGTCCGGGATCGGTGTCGCGATCCGCTTGCCGTGAATGTAAAGGAAGATCGATCCGGCCGCAGTCGCGGTGCCGGTGATGGTGACGATCTTCGTTGCGGCGACGCCACCGCCCGCATCATCGAGCGCGACCGCGAACATCGGTGTGAATTCGTTGTTCCGCTTCGCAGCCTTCACCATCGCCGAGCCGATGGAACCGCGGCCGAAGAATGTCTCGCCCTGGTCACTATTCAGGATCTGCTTC